AGGCGCCGCCCCGAATCCCCCGACATAGGGGCGCGGATCGACCGGGTAGACCGGTTTCGCGGCGTCGGAGGGATCGAGCACGTAGCCGGTCGGCGGAACGACGAAGGGCGTCGGCGGCAGGGCGTATATCACTCTGGGAAGCGACGGCCCCTCCCCACAACAGGGGTCGGACCCCGCCGCCATGACGCCTGCACTCATCGCCATGACGGCGCCGGCCAGCACGAATTGCATTCGCATGACTGCCTCGTGGTTGGGCCTCCTCGGGGCGCAAACAGCAGGTTCTATAGGCAACGAAATCAGTGGCTTATGATTTATTCATTGTCGCGTCGAAGATGGTCAAAAGATAGAAGTGATCGATTTGATGACCCGCGTTGCTAATGGAAGGCAACGCGGACCCCGGGTCGAATGGCCGTTGCGTCCCCACACCTCGGTCGCCCGGTCCCTTACCACTAACCTCATCGTTCGCGAGCATCATGCACCGGTATCTCCCCGGATTTGATCCAGGTATAGGATTTCGTTCTCAAATCTTCCTTGGGAGGGAAGGGACGGATCAAGGTAGCGTCGCACGCCGTTCTGGACGGCGTTCGCCCGTTCGAAGGTGATGGTGATCGGGTTGATTGTGATCGGCCCAGTGTTGCCGTCAGTTGCCCACCGGCATCCTTTGCCACTGGCTGCAAGATGCTTGATAGGCGCTCTGCCTCATCTCGCGGAACAGGTGGCTGCTTCGGTGCGGGCCTCCCAAGAAAGAAGTTGATCAGGTCCTGAATGTTCGTGATGAACCCAGCGAGAACTTGAATGTGGTCGATCAGGAAAGAGGCTTGCTCAAGGAGAGACTTGAGCTGTACCACAATGCTGCCCTCGCGAACGAGGTGGTCGTATCCGCTTCGGGTGACGAAACGCTGATACTCCTGTCCGAGAGCCTCAAAGCTCACGCCCAAGTCGACGAGTTCAACGGGTCGGCTGGTTTCCAATCGGATCGTCAGCGCAACTTCACTTACCCCGGTGCTGTCCGACATCCGCAATCCGTCCATCGAAAGCGACCGTTTCCGTAGGTCGCGAAGCCACGATGCTCTCGTTTCTAAAGTAAGGCAATTGGGTGTTGTAGTTTAACCACAGTGTGATATGTTTACACGGAACAATTATTCGTTGTAAACATGCAACACTCGGCTCGTGTCAGCCGCGCCACGTAATGACGCTGAAAGTGTCGTGCGACTGATTGCACAGGAAGAAACGCATGCCTGACATGCCGTCCGCTTGCATCAGCGGACGTTTGCTGGGCACAGAACCCCAAGAAGGAAGGCCTCTGCGCATCCGGGCGGGACAATGCCCGCCTCAGATTGAAATACCGTTCAGCCTCACCCGCACCTTCGCGTCCGCGCTTCCCGCAGCTTCGGTCGCGGCTCCGATAGGCGTGTTTCCCGAAGCGGAGGTCGAGACATTCTTTCCGGACGCGACCCAATAGACCTTCGCGCCCGGATCGATTGCGCCGACCGCCTTCGGTAGCTCGTACACGCCCTCCAGCGCGACCTCGACACTATCGCCTTCGGCTGCATCGGTCGCTGCAATGCCGAATAGCGCGCCGACTAGCACGCCGTCGCCCGACTTAACGCCTCCGCTCGGCGCCAGGAGCGAAACGACCTCGCCAGGTTGAATATAATTTCGCATGACTTCACCAGCCTTTCGTAGCTCGCACCACAACAGAGTGCGGAGATGGAGAACCTTCCAGAGTAGCAATGTAGCTTTCGAGCGCCGCGATTTGCGCGCGTAGCTCACCGTCAGTGCGATAGAAAACCTCGCGGTCGCTGAACCGAACGCGATAGGCGCCGGTCGCCCGCGCGGAGCGCAGCGTTTCTAATTGCGACTTCAGTTTCGTTAGGTCGGCCATTTAATGCCCCGCGTTGCTGTACCATCCGCGCCAATCGACAAAACCTCCGCCATAGTCGAGGCGCACTTTGGTTTCCACGCCATCTATTTCGAAGCCGAGACGGGTGAAGGTTTGAGGTCCTGGCGAGCCGGCCAAATAGGCATATTCAAGGCCATCGACCGAAGCCGGATCGGCGGCGACGTACCAGCGATTAGCGTCCCGCAGCCGCGGCTCCACGATCAGCTTGAGCCGCGAGAACACGTTGACGTTGTCGATCACTACCGGCTGAATAGAGGTCAGCAGTTTTTCGGTGCTGGTCTCCAACTCCGGCGGCACCACCACGTAAGCCGGCTCGACCACGATCAGCCCGCCCGAAGGTCCAGTTTGCCTCCGCATCGCCAGCCGCGCATCGTTGAGCGTGGTTTCGGAGGGCACCGCTCCCGCCGTGGATTTGTTACCGTGAGAAGCGTCGAACAAAGGCGCGTCGTCCGACATGTCGGGACCGAGGCCGGATTGCACAGTTAAGAGGTCCACCAGGAATTGCGCCTCAAACGAAGCGGCCGCCAGACCGAGCCGCCGCGTCACGTCGGCGAAAGCGCCGAGGTCGTCATTCACTAAAGCTTGACGCGAGATGCCAAAGATGCGGCCGAAGGTATCGACGCGGTAACTCTCGGCGGCTTCACTCATTGTTGTTGAGCGAAACTCGCCGTGCTCGCCGACCCTCTCCAGTGTCAACCCGGAGCTATCGAGCATGATGCGTGACTTCTTTCGGAAGTCCACTGCTGTCGTCTCGCGGGCGAGCCGGCGGATGCCGGACGGGGCGACCGTGTAGGCGTCGCGCAGCGATTTGTGGAGAGCGTCGCCGAGCACCAGCGCAAAATCGGACGTGGTGTGGAGAGCGCGAGTAATGATCTCCGCGGCGCCGAAAGTCTGCATCGTTGTTCCCGCACGACGCAGGCATTCGCGGGCGATTTCCGGGATGGTCAGTCCGATGAATTGCCGGGCTTCGGCGCTGGCGCGGAAATTGGGAGCGATGCGGGTGTAGAGCGCTTCGCTCATCGCGCGCACCCGGACCTCCGGATTGTCGAGCGTCTCATTGGCGTTGTGAGAGGATCGGATAAGGACCGCCGACCGGGCCATCATGTCTGCTAAGATTGCAGTGTTGGCCGCGTCGAGCGTCACGCCGCGGTCGATTAGGTCATCTATCGAAGCTTGAGCCATACCGGAGCGCGCGCCGAGCGCTCTGATCTCGCGATTGATCGCCGCGCGGCCGGATGGAGGATCGGTCCGCGTCCGCGCTCGGGGGTCGGCGGGAATAGCCACGAACGATACCTCCCGCGGCGTCCACTTTGTTGCCGTTCGCGTCCGCAGTCCCGTCGCGGGGTCGGTCCCGTCGCGCCACTCCGCGACCTCGTAGCCCACGCTGACCGAGCGGAGAATGCCCGCCTCGACATCGTCCACGATCGGGGCGACCTCGACACGAGCCGAGAACCGGATAAGGGCAACAATCTCGTTACCCTCCACCCTCGCCTCATCAATCGTCCCGATAACGGACCCGATACCGGAGCGCTCATGGCTATCGAGAACCGAGGCGCCGCGCAAAGCGGAGAGGTCGGCGCCGTTGACGTCCAGACGTTCGATGAACTCGCCTCGCGCGTCGCGGCGGCGGACATCAGCGTTCGTCGCTATGACCGCCTCCACCGTGAGCGCCGCACGATTGAAAGAGCCGGGCCGCGGAGCCGCGTCGCGCCGTTCCAAAGAATTGTTTTGGTCGCGTCGGAACAATTCGATATTCATGTTTTACGCCCTTCCAGGTTGAGCAGCGGCAATTGGCCTTATGCTAGGCAGCGCTCGCGGGTCGGCTGCGTTCTCGGCTTCCACGTCGGCATAATCGCGTCCGCGTTCCGCGACGATTTGCTGCCGCGACTTGATTGCATTCGCCAGGAGGATTTGATCCGCTTCGGCTTCTTTGAGCGGGTCGAGGCTCGCCCACTGCGGCCAGAGGAATGAAACCGAAAAGTAGCTCTCTGGTTCGGCCACGAAGCCGGGAGCGCGGAGGCGTCCGGCGACTATCTCCAGAGCGATGAGCCGTCGCCATACCGGCATCAGTAGACGGGAGGCGATCATGCTCGATTGAATAGATTTGACGCGCCGGCGGAACGCTTCCAGCCCGAGTTTGGCGCTCGAATAGTTCACGTCCGATAGGTCGGACCCCAACAATTCGAACGGGATACCGGAGCCGGCGGCGATGGACCGCAACATATGCTTGAGTAGTTGCGGCGCGCCTTCGATATCTGGGACGTTCGGAAAGTTGACTGTGGCGCCGACGGGCAACAGCCGGAGAGTGCCTGGCTCCATGGATAGCTCGGCAGGGTCGCGCTTCCCCTCGCCCACGAACGTCCCGTCCGGATCGCAGATAAACCCGGCGAACAAAGCCGCGACGCGCATCCGCGCCAGTAGGCTATCCTCGAGCCGGTCCAGCTCAAGTAACCGCGTGGCGACGGGAGTGAGCCAAGATATACCTCGCACCGCTCCGGGGTGGCGCGGCTCGTACACGTGGCATATATCGGCCGCGTCGATACGGACCGGCGGACCGATCATGGAGAGCCAAAAATCCGGAGCCTGCGGCCGGACCCAATAGGCGCGGCGCTCGCCGAGCGGACCGACCTCGACACCCGAGATGATGCGGCCGCCGTCGCTCAATTCTTCATTCTTGGTCGGATCAATTTGCTCCGACGACAGTAGTTGGAGGCGCAATGTGCCGTTACCAGTGGTGATGAGGCGGATGAAGGCGTCGCCCGACGTGACGACGGAGCGCACGACGCGGCGAAGAAACTCGGCGAGGTCGGCGCCCTCGATATCAGCCTCATTGTAGAACCGCCCCCAAGCGCCATGGAGCGCGGCCTTTATTGTCTCGTTGGGATGACCGGAGCGCGCCGAAGGGCCATCGCCAATAATGTTGTCGCACCATTGTTCCTCGATGGCGCGGCCGGAGGGCGAGTTGTCCACGAGATAGTTGGCGCGCATCGCCAGGACCGGACGCGCCGCTAGCTCCTGGCGCGTGCGAGCCCATGTCATCGCCTCTCCGGGCCAGCGTCCGGAGCCGCCCGCGGCGTCGAACGCGCGCTTCGCTAGCTTCAATATGCGAGTGACCAATTTCATTGTAACATCCCGATATGCTCAGAGCGGAGCTTCTCAGCCATCGGCCGCGGCGGCTCAGCCCCCTGCGCCCGCTTCCCCGCCATCTCTGACTGCAGCTTGTTCATGAGCCACAGCGGGATGCCCATGGCGATGGACAATTCTTCAGGGGAAGGGTTTTTCAATTTGCTCGCCCGTTCCTTGCGCCTGTAGAACGATTGCGAGCCGATATATTTATCGGCGCGATCCAGAATTGTTTTCTCGAATGAAGCGGCCGGAGGCTCGGCGAATACTTGTTCCTCCAAGTGCAGGCCGGCGATGACATCATCCATGATCGCATCGAGGTCGAGCGTAACCTCGACACCAGGTTTACTGGTGTCGTTCATTATCAACCGACGCCCAGAGCACAGGCCGTAGTTCAATCGACACTTGGCGACCTCTGCAAAATGACGAGGCATAAACTTTTGCGCCCAATCGATGGTATTTTTACCGGGAAGGCGGGCTCGTATCAGTTTACCGATAACTGTGGCTACACCAGCGTCCACAACGCTGTAGCGATTTTCTGTGCCCTGGTCAGCCCATGGAAAGAGGCCCATGGTACATTTCATTACTCGGAAATACACCGGGGCAATGCCGCAGGCATCGACAACTAGACCAGTCCTGAATTGCCTCTTTTCAACATTGATCATAGCGGTGGGCCCCATCGGTTTAGGCGCTTAGGCGCGGTGGTCCGAAAAACAATTTTCGATATTTATGCAGCTATGCCGAGCTCATGGAACACTCCTCGCATGGCTGCTCGGAGCGC